ACAAACAAAACAAATTCTTCACATAGAAATTTTCAACCACTTCACTTCTTTTTCTGTGATCATGGTGCATTTCTACCACTGGTTTCTCTCGCACATCACCAAGTTGAAATTAAAGTAAATTTCAATCACAACAGTTTAGTAGGATATGACGATTCTTTGAAAAGAATTAATGTTTATGGCAATTATATATATTTGGACAAAGAGGAACGAGAATCATTAGTAAACCGACAAATGGATTTTATAATCACGCAGACTCAAAAAATAGAATACCCACTTTCAAATGTATACGACAACTCCGTAGAAACAGGGGGGTATAACGATTTGGACATAGGAACACTTAATCACCCGGTTAAATCCTTATTTTTTGGTTTCAGTGCAAAACATACAACATCTCTTCAAGATCGTTTTACTTTTAAAAATGCAGACATTCATTTAAATGGTACACCACTTTTAGAAAATATGACACCAACATATTTCCACACGGTTCAAAATTATTACAAGTCTAAATATGGTATATCAGATTTTCGTGTAGATACAGATGATTTACTTTATACAAGATATTTTGCATATCACTTTGGGTTAAATGCTTCGGAATACAACCCCACAGGTACATGTAACTTCAGTAGACTAGATAACGCGAAGCTTATAATAAGAGGGGTTGAAAAGGGTATTCTCAGGGAAGAAAACCAAGATCTATCATTGATAGCTCTGAACTATAATGTACTCAGGATCAAGAATGGTTTGGCTGGAATTTTATTCGGCAACTAAAGTATAAATGGGTAGAACAGCACGTTTCGATCAAATTTATGTTGCAAGTTTAGATGCGCAGCCCATTGAAGAGGAAACTCTTACAGGAGTCACAAGTATTTTGACAAAAGAAATTGAAGCCGATGAAATTGTTTCAGATAAATTTGCAGTTTCTAATACCGCACCATCAAAGAGTATTTCTGTGTCAAATAAACTTTTTATAGATAAAGATGATTCTATTGTTTTTGATCTAAAAGAACGTGGACGTGCTTCACGTTTTTTTGTAGATAATCAATTATCAATTGGTACCACTAACCCAACAAAGACTTTTCAAATTAATGATAATAGTGACATTAACAAAGTAAACGTTGATCTATTTGGTAGAGATTTAATGACAGTATATGGTAATCTTGTAAGTACAAATGTTATTGTTTCGGATAAAATAATAACACCCGGTTCTAATATTATTATTGATCAATTTGCTTCAAATGTCGTTAAGGTAATAGGTACAACACATTCCACTAATCTTGTTGCCACTTCAAACCTAAACATAGGTTCAAATATTGAGTTTTTTGACCAAGGAGCTAACGTAGCTTTAATAAATGGTAACGTTTCATTAGTTGACGGCTTTCTTAGAGTCAATGGTAATATTGAAGTTACTGGCAATATTTTTGTATCAGAAACGGCTCGTTACAAAAAAACTGTGAATCTGGTTGTGGAAGATTCTATTATTATGTCGGGCACCGGTAATGATGCGGGTGTGAACGAAACGGGATTTTTAATGACACCCGGGGGAGCGTATTCAAATGTTGCAATGGGTTTTGTTGGTGGTGATAGAGGTAGAGAATTTGCATTTTTTGCTACCGAAGATTTTGCAGAGGTATCAACTTTTACCATTGATCGAGATACATTAGTTAATGTTCATGTATATGGTGACATTTACACAGCAAATAATATTGGTGCTGCAAATACGTATCCCACACATGACCTATGTATCGGATCAAACGTATTCTTCGAAGACGTGGGTTCAAATGTCATGTACGCAAATGGTAATGTATACGCAAAAGGGATTGTTGTTGGTCCTAATGGTTTAAAAGCTGGTAATTTATTGACATTGGATCCAACTTCACAAACACCAGCTACTATAAATTCCAATGTTAAAGTGTTTTCACTTCGAACTACAGGTACATTTCCTTCGGGTATTTCAAATTTAACCCCAACCGATACATTGTCAATTGGTACACACATTTATGCAAATACAAGTGCTTCAAGTGTATTACGGGTTTTGGGTAATACAGAAACAACAAATCTCATTACGGAAGTAGTTTATTCTCATTCAAATATTTTATTTCATGCGGATAGATATGGTGGAGACAGTGTCTCCAATACCCTCGTTATAAAATCTGGTCCATATAACTCCAATACGTCTTCTATTGAAATTGGTGGTGCCAGACAATCAAGTGCAAACCAATTCATAAAAATGAAAACCAGGAATAAAGATAGATTTAATATTACATCAGAAGGTTATGTTGGTATATCCAATACCAGTCCAAATGAAAAACTTACGATCGATGGTGGTATATATGTCAAAGGAAGTAATGTAATTACAGTTGGTAATATTTGGGGATCTGGTGGAAACACATCCATGCGATCTTATTCGTTGGTCAATTCTGGTGAAAACAAAATTGAAAATATTGTCGGATCTGGTAAGGGTCTGAAAGTGTACGCGAGTACTACATCCGCAATGGGAACACCAAAATTGACTATACTGGAAACAAGTAATGTTGGTATAAATGTAGGGAACCCAGTGGGTAGACTCCATACTTCGGGTGGTACAGTATTCCTCAATGATCAACCAACATATAGAAATGGGTACAATCATCTGGACTCTTCACTTGTTGTCACAAATACTGAACCAATTGTGGATACAACCGACCTGGGTACGGTGATGCACTTGGCTCGGGAAGGGAATGAGACACGGGATGGTGTTCGGGCATCTTTCAAGATGGGTAAGCATGATAACACATCTGGAAAGTCCAAAGCAAAGTTGGATATTTATTTGTCAGATGAAACCTATGCAGATGAAGTGGACGTCATGACCCTTCAAAGCGAAGGGCGTGTGGGTATTGGTACTACACAACCCGCAGCACACTTGGAAGTCTATTGTACAGGTACGGGAAATCCAACAACCAATGGTATTCTTGTACACAATCACGAATCCCCATCGGGTGATGCTATTGTCGCTATGCAAACGGATATTAATGAGGGTAATGCCTTTACATCTTATATTCAAACTGATGGTGATGTAGATCCTTCGGGTTGGGCAGTTGGTGTGACTGGTTCTAACGACTTCAGAATTACACAAAACCCTAATAAAGTTTATGATAGTGGTTCGGTTGGTCTATTCATTAATGGAACATCTAGGAATGTTGGTATTGGTACAGATTCACCCAGAGAAAAACTCGAAGTTAAAGGTAATGTCGTAGTTGGACAATCAATAATATTTGGTGGTATTACAGGTGATGAATATCCAAACACACAACTTATAGAAAGAAGGTATGGTGATCTCTATTCAAAATCTGAATTGATAATATTCAAAGGTAATGATGCAACGTCAGTTGATCAAGGTCCTGATAGAATTAGACACATTGCGGGTGAACACGTATTTCAAACGTATGAATCATCGGGTGAAAATTTTTATGGACCTAATCAAATTTTAGATGATTTGGGTGATTTGGATATTGATACACCGAATCAAATTCCAATGGTTGTGTGTGATAATGGTATAGTTGTTGTAGGTGGAAATAGATCTGATGCTGACAATAGAGCTACAAACACAAAACTAGTTGTCAATGGTGATATTGAATTTGGTGGTGGTGGTGCATTTAGATTATCGGGTCTTACATTTTCAACCACCGATGCTACAGAAAGTGTACCAAGTTATAACATTATAAAAAATATCATTGAGGGTGATAATCCACGCGATCTCACGTTTGTTACAGAAACCAGTGATAGTATACAAAAGGAATATATGCGTATTGATACAATTGGGAGAGTTGGTATCGGGACAAGTGATATCACTTCAAATATTCATGTATACTCTCCAGCTACAACTGATGTAGATATTTTAAGACTTGAAAGCCCGGGTGATAATAAAGAAACTGGTATACTTATATACACAAATCCAGATGAAGGTGGTTATATAAAAGGTTTTAGTAATACCGAAAATAAAACTACGGGTCTTGTGATGGGTGTATCTAATAATAGTATAGTAACAAACTGTATACATTTACTCCATGATAGTAATGTGGGTATAGGAACGGCTACACCATCTAAAAAATTACACGTTTACGGTGGTGATTTAAGAATTGAAGATCATACATCTAACGCTATAATTGATTTAATAACAACAGGTGGATCTTCTAATATTTATGCGGATACAACCGGTAATATTCACATCAATCCTTCATCTATAAATCCAGTTACTTATATAAATAGTAATATAGAAATCACTGGTGATTTAGTTGTAGGTGGAGCTATTGATTTTGGTGAACAAGTTGCTATTGGTTTGGGTGGCTCGGAAGCAGAAACATCTCTTCACGTTGGTGGAGGTATGATCACAAATAGTTTGGATGTTGCATCTAAAAGATATTCTAAAACATTTTCAATAGGAGAAGGTCTGGCTAAAGATGTTCAATTTATCTTTGGAACAGGTGCATTCTACGCAAAAATTACAGCAATATTGAGAAGAACTGACGGATCAACTGTTAAAGACTTAAATACAATTATATTAGAAATTCAAGGTGGCACAGGTAATGAAAGTGTATCAACGGTTGATATAGCTGTCGGTACAAATAATATATTTGGTGGGACAAATAGTTACCCATGGAGTCCTGTAGTTACAACAGGAAGAAGAGGTATAAGCATAACACCATATAACGTTGATAGCGCAAGAATTTATTCTTATGATGTTTATGTAGAATTGGTGTCTGCGTGCAATGGAAAATTAATAAAGATAACACGGGATCTTTCATCACCCGCGAATCTTGACACGGAAAATGGTGGTGATGTGCTAATTACAAGTTTTAGCTACTAATCAATTTTACCTAATGGGTGTAAAGTCCCAAAGGTAGAATTAAATTTCAATTTACGCCCTGATGGAATCAGAGACGGCTAAGAAAAGAACGCCGACAATGAAAGCCATGACGACGTAATTACATTCAGTTTCCTCTAGACCAACCACAGGCTTTGCTTCTTCAGCCTTGGGTTTAACAACAGGTTGCTGTTGTCTGGTCGGAGGTTCAAGTTCCTCCAAAGGACAGTAGCCTATCATTTATACTGTACTTAGAGATTAATTTCTGTCTTCTTCTTTCTTCGGGTCTTTTTTGGTTTGGAAGATTCAACACTGACCTCCTTCACTTCACCGCCGGTGGATTCTCCTGAAATGGAGACAATATCAGAAACATCATCGTCATCTTCGACTGGTGGAGCTTCAAATGTAGTCTTTGGCGCCGATGTGTTCATTGGTGGTGGTGGCATCATCATTCCACCCATGAGACTGGAAATGTCAATGCCAGGACCCTGCATTTCATACTGACCAGTGCCTCCAACTGGTGCCGCATCAGCTGGTCCAGATGGTGCTCTGGCAGTGTTTTGAACCGCTGCCATCATATTTTTAACGAGATCTGGATTTTGCTTCAAGACATCATTCATATTTGGAAGAGCACTCTTGAACATTGAGTTTGTAAGGTGGAACATCATAGCTGAACCACCCAACATCATAATAAGCTTGACTTCGGGAGCAACATTGACCTTGGATCTGTACTTTACGTACAGCTCTTCAAAGACCCCATCGTAGTCATCCACATTTTCCATGACAGATTCAGACCAACCTTCAAGTTGAATTTCGAATGGGTTGTAACGCTTGTTAAGAAATTCCAATCCAGTAACACATGCGATTAACATACGCCGACTGAAACGGATTGACTGTTCAACATCTATGCTGTAAGTAATTCTCTTAACTTCTGTTCTCAAATCATCTACACTGGAATAAGCATTGAGCCTTTTATTCACAGCAAAACCCTTCTTTTCAAGACGACCCAACTTGTTAAGAAGATCACTCTTTTCTTCGTCAATCGAGCTGTATCCCTTTGATGGCATTTCACTTCTTTCCATGGCATCTGGTTCACCATCGGCGTCGTCGAAAAACATTGGTTCGTCTTCACCGTAATCAATTTCTTCATCCATATGTGATTGGGGTGGAGCTGTTTGTTTATTTGGATTTACAAAAGCATCCATAGGATCTTGTTGTGTTGGTGCGGGTGTTCGGTGTGATTGTTGTGGGGCTGGGCGTCTCACAGGCTGAGGTCTTGGAGTTGAAATTTCAATCTCATCCATCAGGGCCTGTTCATCAGGGTCCAACTTCATTACATTCGTACTTCCGCGATCTAAGACAATTTCTTCGTCCATCTACTCTCTATATGGAAACTATTAAATAACCTTTAACGCACTTTAGAAAAAATTATATGACTAATATATAAATGTTTAAGTTCAATCGAGCTAACCGAAATGCCATTGCATCCATTATGGTTTTGTTGGTCATCATCTTTGTATTGACTGCCACAAGAAGTGGATACCAGCCCAGACCAATTACTGTCAAGCCAGTGTCGGAAGAATCCATCTTCAATTTGGAACATAAGTTGGAATGTGCCCCTGGTTATACCAGTGAAGGTAGCACTTACACCAAGAGTTTGACTCCAGGTGGTGTTTGTGGTGCCGAAAAGCTTGTCGCGGACCAAGCTGGTGGCTACAGTATCGAGGAAGGAATTGGCGGATCTTTAATCTAAGCTAATACTAAATGGCTTTGGTTACTTCGTCCACCGATATTCCAAATCTTGACTACGAGTATCACACAATCACAGTAGATTCAATTGGTCAAGACAGCGCGAACACTTTTACTTGCCATCTTCAGCAACCTCTGAAAAATGTGGTCCAGGCTAGACTTTTAGCTGCACATATTCACTCTAATGTAGTGACCGAACACTGCTATATTTCTATTGAAGAACTTGATTCCATCTTTAATGATCGAGCTTCAAACGTTCTCACTGGACAAGGAAGTTTAACAACACTCAGAGGTTCATTTGCAAGTATTATTACAGTTGATGCCACACATGACAATGGTAATTCAACTATCATTTTCAAAGATGACTATCCCATAATAACACAGTACATAGATCCAATTAGAAGAATTGATCGACTTCGGGTAAAAATTAGAGATCAAACCGGCAATACAATAAAAAACTCAGAAGCCAACGGTGATAACTTTTTAGTTCTTAGATTTGTGTGTATAAAACCAAACTTGTAATTTTCTCCATTTAAAGTAGTATAACATGTCTTCCGGTATTGTTCAGTTAGTAGCAATAGGAGCTCAGGATGAGCATATTATGGGTAACCCGGAGATATCGTTTTTTAATTCAACATTTAAAAGACACTCTAATTTTTCACAATCCGTTGAAAAGCAAACAATACACGGGGATGTGAAAAATAATTCAATGTCAAGTGTCAAGATTGAAAGATGTGGTGACCTTTTAGGTTATATTTATTTAACAGCTGATGACACGACTAGAACGCAAGATATCCTTTATTGGGATACAATAATCGATAAAGTAGAATTATTAATTGGTGGTTGTGTTATAGATACACAAGATACAGTTTTTACGGAAAGAATTGCTATTGATACTTTTGCACAAAATGTATCACGTAGTTCCATTGGTACACACCCAGGTGTAAGCGCTCGGTCTTATTTTTACCCACTTCGTTTTTTCTTCTGCGAAGGACCTCAGTGTGCTTTACCTCTCGTCGCTTTAAATTATCATGATGTAGAATTGCGTATTTATTGGGCATCCGAAGCATCAAATTATAATGTTGAACTGTATGCAAATTATTATTATTTAGATAACGAAGAACGAGGTAATATTGCCTCTAGAAGACATGATCTTTTAATAACACAAGTTCAAAAGAATGAACCAACGAGAGAACTTATTCAAGATCTTACTTTTAACCACCCAGTAAAATATATAGCGTCGTCGGATACTACAACTGATGGCGCCCTCACATCAGCTGCAAATCGTGTTAAAATTAGCATAAATGGTGTGGATCTTTCAAATTTCAGGTGGTGTAGACCACACTTCATGGATACTCAAAATTATTATCACACAAACTTTGTTGTATCCCCTGATTTTTTCTTATATTGCTTCTGTCTTATGACAAGCTCTCTTCAACCTACAGGTACTCTTAATTTCAGTCGTTTAGAATCGGCTAAAATAATAAGCGAAAAACAGATAATCGAACATCCTATATATGCAGTAAATTATAACATACTTCGTATTGAAAATGGGATGGCGGGTTTACTCTATGCAAATTAATTTACCATACTATATAAATGGTGAAGAACTTACCGACAATTGAAAGATCTATCAGGTTGAGATATGGTAGAAATTGTCTAGAAGATCAGGCGGATAATACCATTGTTATTAATGCAAGTAACGATCACATTAACGCAAATCTTGCAAACACGGTCTATTTATCACCGGTTCGTAACAGAACAGATTATAGCGATAAACAGATTGTACTTCTTATGTACAATCGACTTACCAAAGAAATTACAGAATCGGGTGAAGCTGCAACGGATATTATTCAAACGAGTCTTCAAGGAGCTACAAACTTTGGTAACGTAACTGCAAATACTGTTACATTTTTGGGATTGGATAACGGAAGAAATTATGGTGTCGATGGTCGTAAAGGTATTAGTTTCATGACGTCAAACTGTGTTGGTATAGCTAATGCAGCTCCACAAGATCACACTTTAAGTGTTGGTTCCAACTTGTACGTTGACGATATAGGAGCAAATGTTCTTGTAGTTTCCGGAAACGTATCTGTACTCAGAGATGTTTTTATCGATGGCAACTTAGTGGTGAATGGTAACACATCAGTATTTCTTACTGAAAACATAAGTATCAAAGATGCAATGATTGAACTTGGTAGAAATAATACCTCAACAGATGAAACACTCGATTTGGGTATTATTATGCATCGCCCAGATCCAAATTCGAATGTTATTGCTGGGTTTAGAGAAAGTACAAATGAATTTGTTGTAGGTTATACAGATGCCAAACCAACCGATAGAACTTTTTCGCCAAAAACTAACGAAGATATTGATGTTCACATTTATGGAAGACTATTAACTGAAGCTAACGTTGGTATTATAAATACTAGTCCAATTCATACCCTTGATATAGGTACAAATGTCTACATAGATGATTTGGCTTCAAATGTTTTATTTGTAAATGGTAATGTTGATTTACAAGGTGATGTTACAATTACAGAAAACGTTTACATTCAAGAAGATGTTCATATATCTGGTAACACTTATATATCTGGTAACGTATCAATTGGTGAAGAAATTACAATTTCTAATAATGTATATGCTGACAAAGATCTTGAAGTATTAGGTAATGTTTATATAACAGGTAATATCGTTAGCCAAAAAGATTTCACACTATCTGGTAATACTTATGTATCCGGAAATGTAGTGGCTTCAAAAGATTTCACACTATCTGGTAACACTTATATATCTGGTAACGTATCAATTGGTGAAGAACTTACAATTTCTAATAATGTATATGCCGACAAAGATCTTGAAGTATTGGGTAATGTTTATATAACGGGTAACGTCGTTAGCCAAAAAGATTTCACACTATCTGGCAACGCCTATGTCACTGGTAATGTGGTCGCGTCAAAAGATCTTACACTAGCCGGAAACGCATACATCTCTGGAAATGTAACAGTTTCTGATAATCTTACTGTATCTGATAATGTACATGTATCCGGTAATGTTGAAGTGACGGAGTCCCTAATCGTGAGTGCCAACACTCACCTCAAAGGTGACAATGTCTTCATTACACACACAATGGACTTTTTTGATCCAACGACTGCTATTGTCACGGATCAGGTGTCAAATGTTCAGATCCGTTTGGGTCAATTGGAGAATGTGGCGAACACTGCTTCAAATCCACTCATAAATC